ATACCATTAACGCTGCAGGTAACTACACTAATCCTGGTATGAGAAGAAAACTTGTACAGCAGATTAAAGCAGGGTCTAAGGGTGGTAAGCCTGGTGAGTGGTCTGCTCGTAAAGCTCAGATGGTAGCTAAGCAATATAAAGAAAAGGGTGGGGGCTACACATCATGAAGGCACCACAGAAGTCTCTTAAGAAGTGGGGTGAACAGAAGTGGAGAACTTCAGATGGAACTCCCTCTAAAGGTAAGAAAAGGTATCTACCAGATAAAGCATGGGATGCTCTAAGTGCTAGTGAAAAGGCTGCTACCAATGCAGCAAAAGCAAAAGGTAATGCTAAGGGTAAACAGCATGTGGCTCAACCTAAAGGTATTGCAAAGAAGACCGCTAAGTTTAGAGCCGCTAAAGGTGGTATGTTAAAGAAGGGCAAGAAGTAGTATGAATGTAGACTTAGGACTACTAGGCTACTTACCACTACCACAAATGCCTTTTGATAAGGTACCTACTGAGAAGCAAAGAATAGTAGAAGAAACTCGTAAGTCTGTAGATAGAAAAGCAGATGAGTTTAAGCATGAGAGTATTTATGCTTATCATCCACACAACATGAACAAAGTGCCGCAGGGACAGATAGTAGACTTTGTGGTAGCATAGGGGGAATAGTAATGGCTAAGACTAAATGTCCTAAGTGTAAAGGCAAAGGTTGCTCTCATTGTGGGGGTACAGGTTATCATAACAATATGAATAAAGGTGGTATGATGGGTAAGAAAATGAATGAAGGCATGAAAGCTCTTAAGAAAGAGGCACCAGAGGTAGCTAAGAAGATGGGCTACATGGGTGGTGGTATGGCTAAAAAGAAGATGGGCTATGCCCACGGTGGTTTAGCTTGTGGTGCATCTAACCCTCCTGCACAAAAGAGAACACCTAAATCTAAGAATATGAAGTAATGTCTTTAACGCATCAAGGTAAGCCAGCACGTAAGCGTTCTGTATGGGGTCACAACACAGGCACCACCACAGAGGATGTATACACTTGTCCTGCTAACTGTGTTGCAGAATTAACTTACTTACTTGTTAATAACTCTGGTAGTAGTACCAATACAGTAACTGTAAAGTGGTACGATACTTCTGCTTCTTATGCATCTGGTTTTGTTGAAGGTAAAAGCTTAAATGCAGGAGACTTTCTTCAGTTTGCAGATATAGAGCTTGTACTTGATGCAGGTGATAAAATACAAATAACACCTACTTCTGCTGGACATATTGATACAATATTAACTGTAACAGAAACATTTATACCTATAGGATAGCATAACGGGGTTGCAATACTAGCAATAGTATGGTATAACTAAGTGTGTTATAACTATCTCCATAAGCACAACAGCATAAGGAGGTAGTGCAATGTTTAAGAATATCTTACGTAAAATTGAGAAGGCTCAAGCGAGAAGAGTCGCATACTGGCAGCTACAGAACCTGTCAGACAAGGATCTCTACGATATAGGCATACATAGGTCACAGATCTACAGTGCTGTATATAACGAGGACTAACGGAGACAACATAAATGATTGACCCTATCACTGCAATTTCTGCAGCGACTACGGCATTTACGTACCTTAAGAAAGGTATTGCTGTCGGAAAAGATTTGCAGGATATGGGTGGTCAGCTTTCTAAGTGGGCTGGTGCCATAGCGGATCTGGATTTTGCTGAGAAGCAGAATCAGAAACCCGCATGGTACAAAGCTTTAGGAGGTGGAGTACAAGCTCAAGCTATGGAAATCTTTGCAGCCAAGCAGAAGGCTGCTCAGATGAGGCAGGAGTTAAAAGACTACATATCTGTTATGTATGGCCCATCAAAGTGGCAAGAGATATTGGCAATAGAAGCAGACCTCAGAAAACAAAAGCGTGAGCACGAACACAGACAGATGGAAATAAAACAGAAGATCATAGAGTGGGGCGCTGGGTTTGTAATCTTTGTGCTATGTGTAGGTGCCCTGTTTGGGTTTGTATGGTTAGGGACTAGATAATATGGCAAAGACGCTAACAGAAAAACAACAGAAATTCTTGGAGGTACTTTTTGATGAGGCTGGTGGAGATGCTTGTCAAGCTAAAAAATTGGCTGGCTACAGCGACACTACCTCTACCACATTTATTGTGGAATCCCTCAAGGATGAGATTACCGATAAGACACGTAGTTATTTTGCCCGTACCGCACCTAAAGCTGCTATGGCTATGGTTGGTGCTCTTTATGACCCGACAGAGTTAGGCATACGTGATAAAATGACAGCAGCGAAAGATTTACTTGATCGTGCTGGGCTTGGTAAAGTAGAGAGAGTGGACGTTACTACAGGAGGTGGTGTCTTCTATTTACCAGCTAAAGAAGGAAAGAATGAATAAGGATAGGGACTTAGGTTATTGGGAATTACCAAAACCACCTAAAGGAAAAGAAAAAGAATGGCATCCAGTAGCTAGGGCATCTAAGATACATGTACCCTTTGGCTATTATGTTGACCCAGAAAATGACAGACTACTCTTACCAATACCTGAGGAGTTAGAGGCGCTAGAGATAGCGAAGAGACACTTAAAACAATATACTTACCGTGATGTCGCTATTTGGTTGACAAAACATACAGGAAGGTATATAAGTCACATGGGTTTAAAAAAGAGAGTAGACATTGAGCACAAACGTAAGAAAGCAGCTACAATTAAACGCAAGCTTGCCAAGCGCCTCGAAGAAACGCTCGCGCAAATCAAGGAGCTTGAAGAAAACCGTATCGGAGCCTACACCGAAAGTTGAAGCTGAGGTAGTTCCCGCACAAGTAGTAGCTGAATCGTATGACGTAGAAGAAGCACAGAACGTTGTATTTAAACCTAACCCTGGACCCCAGACACACTTCTTAAGCGCATCAGAAAGAGAAGTGTTATATGGTGGGGCAGCAGGTGGTGGCAAGTCATATGCAATGCTTGCTGATCCGTTACATGGTTTAAACGATCCTAACTTTAGTGGCTTGCTTGTACGTCACACTACAGAAGAACTAAGGGAGCTTATACAGAAGTCACAGGAGTTATACCCTCGTGCAGTACCGGGTATTAAATGGTCAGAACGTAAGTCTCAATGGATCTCTCCTAGAGGGGGTAGACTATGGATGTCATACCTTGACAAAGACATGGACGTTACTCGCTACCAAGGTCAGGCATTTAATTGGATTGGATTTGATGAACTTACTCAATGGCCTACACCTTATGCATGGGATTATATGAGAAGCCGCTTAAGGTCTGCCTTTTCTAATGACTTAGGTTTGTACATGAGAGCTACAACTAACCCTGGTGGAAATGGGCATTCATGGGTTAAGAAGATGTTTGTAGACCCAGCGCCTCATGGTCAACCCTTTTGGGCTACTAATATAGAAACAGGTGAAACTATTAAGTACCCTGCAGGTCACAGTAGAGCAGGTTCACCTTTATTTAAACGTAGGTTTATACCTGCTAGTTTGTTTGACAACCCTTACTTATCTGAGACAGGTGACTATGAAGCTATGCTTCTGTCACTACCAGAGCATCAACGTAAGCAGTTACTAGAAGGTAATTGGGATGTTAATGAGGGTGCAGCGTTTCCTGAGTGGGACAGATCTATACACGTAGTAGAACCATTCAAGATACCTGCAAGCTGGACAAAGTTTAGAGCGTGTGACTATGGCTACGGTAGTTATACAGGTGTAGTCTGGTTAGCGGTAACACCAACAGAGCAACTTGTAGTATATAGAGAAATGTACTGCTCTAAAGTTACAGCTACAGATTTAGCTGATATGATACTTGACATTGAAGCAGAAGATGGTACAATAAGATACGGCGTTTTGGATAGCTCTCTATGGCACAAGCGTGGTGACACTGGACCCTCACTAGCTGAGCAAATGATAGCTAAGGGTTGTAGGTGGCGTCCCTCAGATAGATCAAGAGGGTCTAGGGTAGCAGGTAAAAACGAATTACATAGAAGACTACAGGTAGATGAATTTACAAATGAACCTAGACTTGTGTTCTTTAATACTTGTACAAACATAATATCGCAACTACCGTCTATACCTTTAGATAAAAGAAATCCAGAGGATGTAGATACAAATGCAGAGGACCACCTGTATGACGCTCTTAGATACGGCGTAATGACTAGACCTCGCAGTTCACTATGGGACTACAACCCAGCAACAGCACGTACTGGCTTTCAAGCTAGTGATGCAAGATTTGGATACTGAGTATGGCAGAAATAGACGATCTTTCATTCGAGACAGATGAAGTGGTAGCAGCGGAGGATCAAGATGATGAGATCCTTGAGGATGCCTCAAGTGTAGTATCCTTTGTTCATTCACGCTACAAAAGGGCAGAAGACTCTAGGCTAGAAGATGAACAGCGTTGGCTTAGGGCTTATAGAAACTACCGTGGTATATATGGACCTGAAGTAAAATTCACAGATACAGAAAAGTCTCGTGTATTTGTAAAGGTTACTAAGACTAAAACTCTAGCTGCATATGGACAAATTGTTGATGTCCTGTTTGGTAACAATAAGTTTCCTCTGACAGTAAATCCTTCTGTATTACCCGATGGTGTATCAGAAGCTGTGCACATTAATATAGATCCCAATGCTGAACAGGCAGGGGATGCACTAAGGGGCTTGATGGAAGACAAACCATCAGAGCCTTTTGTTTTAGGGCCAGACACAGATTTAAAACCTGGTGAAACTTTAGCAGACTTAAGAAGTAGACTTGGACCTGTCAAGACTAAACTTGCAGCGGTATCAGATAAAATCGTAGAGGGTGAAGGTACGACACCTACTACCATTACTTTCCATCCTGCAGTAGTTGCAGCTAAGAAGATGGAAAAGAAAATACATGATCAGCTACTAGAGTCAAACGCTAACATACACCTGAGAAGTATGGCATTTGAGATGGCACTTCTAGGTACTGGTGTAATGAAGGGGCCATTTGCTTTTGACAAAGAGTACCCCAGATGGAATGATCAGGGTGAGTATGACCCTTTAGTTAAAACTGTACCTAGCACTAGCCATGTTTCTGTTTGGGACTTTTACCCTGACCCAGAAGCAAAGAGCATGGATGATGCAGAGTATGTAGTAGAGCGTCACAGAATGTCTCGCACTGAGTTGCGTTCTCTGAAGAACCGCCCTTACTTTATGGATGATGCCGTAGAGAAAGCTATTGACAAAGGCCCAGACTATGATCAGAAGTATTGGGAAATGGCAATGGAGGATAACGACACACAGCCTATCACTGAGCGCTGGGAGGTGTTGGAGTTCTGGGGATACGTAGATACAGAGATACTAGAAGAGAATGGCGTAGATATTCCAAAAGAGTTAAAAGACTTAGATGAGATTAGTTGTAACATTTGGGTCTGTAATGGAGAAGTAATGCGGTTTGTACTTAACCCATTCAAGCCAGCCAACATACCTTACTATAGTGTACCATACGAACACAACCCTTATTCATTCTTTGGTGTGGGTATTGCAGAGAACATGGATGATACTCAAACCCTAATGAATGGCTTTATGCGTATGGCCATTGATAACGCTGCACTTTCGGGTAACCTTATCATTGAGGTAGATGAAACTAACATGGTTCCAGGTCAAGACCTTTCTGTGTATCCAGGTAAGGTTTTCCGTAGACAAGGCGGTGCACCAGGTCAAAGCATCTTTGGCACTAAGTTTCCCAATGTTGCAGGTGAGAACATGCAGCTATTTGATAAAGCGAGGGTACTAGCAGATGAAAGCACAGGCTTCCCATCTTTTGCACACGGACAGACAGGGGTTTCAGGAGTGGGAAGGACTGCTTCTGGGATTAGTATGCTTATGTCTGCAGCTAACGGCAGCATTAGAAATGTTGTTAAGAATGTAGATGATTACTTGTTAAGACCTATGGGTAAGGCTTTCTTTGCATTTAACATGCAGTTTGACTTTGACCCTGACATTAAGGGTGACTTAGAGGTTAATGCATCTGGTACAGAAAGCTTGATGGCTAATGAGGTTAGATCCCAGCGCCTAATGCAATTCCTACAAGTAACACAAAATCCAACACTTGCACCTTTTGCTAAGATGGATTACATTATACGTGAGATTGCAAAGAGCATGGAGCTTGACCCTGACAAGGTTACTAACTCTATGGCAGACGCAGCAATACAAGCTGAGATCTTAAAGGGCTTCATGGCTCAACAACAACCTCAAGCAGGTCAAGCAGTACCATCACCTGAAGGTCAAGGACCACAGGGAGTACAAGATATGACAGGTGGAGGAGGATCACAGATAGGCGTAGGTACTCCACCTGCACCAGGTGAACAAGGTTTTACAGGTAATGTCGCTTAAACAATTAGTAAACAATAAAGAACTATATGATGAGTTCTTGAAGCACTTAGATGACTTAGTGTATTTACAGTACAAAACAATAGAGCGAGCTAATGAGCCTGTTGAACTATATAGAGCGCAAGGTGCTATCAGTACTTTGAAGAAGCTAAAGATGCTACGGGAGTCAGTCAATGGCGGCAGATAAGTTAGATACGCAAACACAAGATCTGTTTACCTCTCGCCAATCATTCACTGATGCTGAAGGCAGACGTAGACGTGCACCTAAAGAAAGAGAAGGTATAACGCTTGAAGATGCTGCCACCTTTGTTGCTTCTGCTACACCTATCATTGGTGATGCTATGGCAGCTAAAGAAGTTTATGATGAACTACAAAAAGATGAGCCTAATTACTTACTAGCAGGTGCGCTGGGTGGCGCTGCATTAGTTGGGTTAATACCAGGATTAGGTGATGCTGCTGCAGCCGGAATACGTAGAGGTGCTAAGATGGCACTTGATACAGCTAAGCGTGTAGAGATTGACCCAAATACGTTGGGTACTATGGGTGGTAACATTAGGTTAAATCCTAAAGCTGACGTTGTTGATACTACAAAGCCTAGCGTAGAAGCAGCAGGTCTAACAGACGAGGCTATTGATTCTTGGCGTAAAGCTAACGCTACATCAGAAGATTTCCGTAAAGCTTTAAAGGGTAGAAACCAAGAACTTCAAGATTTAGCTAACAAGATTGATGATCCAGACAGCCCCATAACAGTAGACGACTATCGTGCAAGAGCCGATGAAATACGTCCTATTCGTAAAGTAACAGATGTACCTAAGCCAGCAACATATAAAGAAGTTGTTAGCGCCCTAAACGCAGGTAAACGTAATAAGCCTATTATTGGTCTTAATGCTGAGATACCTGAAGGAGATGTTATCACAGCACGTTTGGATATTGATGCTTAT